TTCCTCAATTATTTAAGGAAGTCCGTGATAAACATGTGAAATATGCTTGTGGTGCCTTTGGTGCCCTCGCAATTTTGTACGCTGCTGCTCAAACTTATAAAGCACTTCGCTCCAACCTCTCATTACAAGGTAGTTTACGCCCAAAAAGCATGAGCGATATTCGTAAAAGAGATTTAGAAGCAGACGTGTGGAAACCAGCCCCTGACCCCGTTCCTATGGGAAATGATGGAAGTTGGTCAAGTATTGAACAGGCTGCTGCTGGCTTAAAAGCCAACCAGTACATTGTAGAAGTTGGTGATCAATTCAGTGGAGCTATTTGCTTGCAAACTAAGATTTTTGCTATGCCTGCCCACTTATTGCCTGCTAAACCTACAGCCATCACGCTAAAAGGACGTTGTTATACTATTAAAACGTTATTAAGTCCAGAGTATGCTATCATTATCCCTAACACAGATATGGCAGTATTCTATGTACCTAATGCTTTTCCATCTAAGAACATTCTTGTGCATTTTGAACCAAACTACGTTCGCCATCCTGTTATGGCATCCATGATAGGAGTTTCTTATGAAGGTGAGCAATATACTGCTTGCACTCTTTGGAGCTTTGCCCACGGTGTGTCTAATGGACCTTATGCTTTTCCTGGTTCATATTATGATCTAGCTGGCCTAACTACGGCTGCTGGAATGTGTATGTCACCCATTGTTAGTGATTCTAAGTCTCGTAAGATTCTTGGTTTCCACATCGGTGGTGTAACAGGCACTCCCAAAGGATGTGGCTTTGCAATCACAACGCCTCAACTTGAACTCGCAGTCAACCAATTGTTAGCTTTAAGTAAGACCTTTTTAGCTGCTCCTCAAGCAACTGATATTCCTGATACTCTCATGGGAAAGAAAATTGTTGAGAAGCCCACTGTTCATGCCAAATGTCCCACAAACTTCATTACTGGCGAGCCTGCTCTTGTAGCTTATGGCTCTGTCATTGGCAGATCACACATGACTTCAGCAGTTATTGATACACCTATCTCTAAAACAGTTGAACAAGTCACTGGAGTTCCTAATAACTATGGTCCTCCCCGGTTCACTGACCCTGTCTTGAAAGACGGTTATTTGGACAAACAAAAATGGAAACCTTGGTATGCATCTCTTGAGGTGTGTTCCAAACCTTCCATTGGCTTTCCTACTGCCCAAGTGGATCAAGCCATAGACGACTATCTGGTCGATCTTAAAGAACAATTCGATGCGATTGATTATGGTCCAGAATTGCGCCCCCTCAACCACCAAGAAACAATTTCTGGTATAGATGGTAAGCGCTTTATTGATGCTATGATCACTAAGACATCTATAGGCTACCCGATCGGCGGGCCTAAATCCAAACATATGGTAGATTTGGAACCTACTGCTGATCATTCTTGTCCTCGTGATTTTACTCCGGAGATCCAAGCTGAAATTGCTCGCGTACTAACCTGTGCCGATGCAGATGAAAGTTTGAATCTTATCTTCGGAGCTAATCTTAAGGATGAGCCCACTAAAACGACAAAAGAAAAAGTGCGTGTCTATCAGGCCGCACCCTTAGCTTTACAATATGCACTTAGGATGTACTTCCTTCCTCCTGCTCGCTTTTTGTCTCTCAACCCTCTTATTTCTGAATGTGCAGTGGGTATAAACGCACATGGGCCTCAATGGGATGAACTTTCCCGTCACATGGCTCACTTCGGTGAGGACCGCATCATTGCTGGTGATTATTCTAAATATGACCTTCGCATGCCTGCACAACTTACCATATCAGCTTTCTCTGT